CTTCAGCAAGAGTTGTTGGATGGAACAATAACATTTTACATTTAACCGAAATTAACGGAAACTTTAGTTCCGATCTACCTATATACGGCATAAATAATTTAGCAAATTATAAATTTGTTTCATATGTGCCAGAAATATACAAGTATGCACAAATAGATGCTTATGCAAATAAAGATCCAATTGTAAAAGCGGACGATACAGAATTTACAATAGATAGTTCAAACACAAGTATAACGATGGATAAAACCAATACACCATCAGTAACAGTAACAGAGAGTAATTAAAATGTCAAAACAAACTATTAATGTAGGCAATGCAGCAAATGATGGAACAGGTGACACTCTCAGAGCAACAGCAATTAAAATTAATTCCAATTTTACCGAAGTTTATAATTCGTCACAAGCAGCATTCAATAAAGCCAATACAGCAAGCGATTCAATTAGTAATATTGGATCTGATGTTGAATATGCAATAAACACATCAGTTGCGGCATTTAATGCTGCCAATTCTGCTGCAACATCAGCAACAGATTTGTGGGCCAGAAACCGAGCAAATTCAGCATATGAAAAAGCCAACACATCAAATTTAAAAAACATAGTTTTTGTTAACACGGCAGGCACAACAACTTTACAAAATACTGCTGAAGTTGTTTTTTGTGATCCAAATGCAGCCCAAGATGACATTACAATTGTTCTTCCGGTATCACCAAATGTTGGTCAAACCATAACTATTAAAAATATAAACACCGACGGACATGTTGTTATTGTTCAATCAACAAATGGACAATATTTTGAAACAATAAATCATGTAATTAATATAAATTCTTATGAAACTCTTCCTTTAACATCACATTTGATTACTTGGATTTGGGATAACACAACTTGGAGAATTATTAATTATTATACTGGGTAATTTGAATATATGACTAACTTTGATAAAAATATGGAAAAAATATTTGATGTGACACCATTAGAACAAGTGGAAAAACCTTTGGTTCCAACAAAACACAATGAACCTATTGAGTCCGTTGACCTTAAACAAGACTTAAAAGATGCCTACGAACAATCCAAAGACAACCTACAAGATTTAATTGACCAAGGTAAAGAAGCTATGGTTGAGATTTTGGAAATAGCTAAAGCAGGCCAGCACCCCAGAGCATTTGAAGTTTATGGTACTTTATTAAAAAATATGGTGGATGCCAACAAAGAACTATTAAACATACAAAAACAAATGCGAGACATGGACGGAAAGAAAAAAAGTGAAGGTGATACAAAAATTGACAAAGCCATTTTTGTTGGTTCTACCGCAGAATTAAGTAAACTCATTAAAGGTAAAGAATGATATATCATAAACATCATAAAATACCTCAACATGCGGGAGGAACTGATGATGTTTCAAATATTGTTCAATTAACTGTCGAAGAACACGCAAAAGCTCACAAAATATTGTATTCTGAATACGGTCGTTGGCAAGATTATGTCGCTTGGAAAGCTTTGGAAGGATGTGTATCAAAAGCTGAAATTATTAGAATGATACAAAGCCTTGCAACAAAAGGAAAAAAACAGTCTCATGAACACATACAAAAAAGAAAAATGGTAGGAGAAAAAAATCCAATGTATGGAAAATTTGGTGAATTAAATCCGATGTATGGTAAAAAAGGTGTATTGTCTCCACATTTTGGTAAAAAACATTCGGAAGAAACAAAACAAAAAATATCAAAAAATCATAAGGAAAAAGGAATAAAACCACCTCCACAAAAAGGCATTTCAAAAACCGAAGAACATAAAATTAAACTCAGAAAACCAAAACCAAAAGTTGTTTGCAGATTAACAGATAAAAAAGAAATGTCCATGGGTAATTTTAATAATTGGATTAGAATGGAAGAAAATGGTGGAAAAAGAAGAAATTGAAGATTTTGAAATAGGTTCCAATTCGACCTATAGGGACAACCCACTTTTGAAAAAAGCAGGGGTCAAAATAGAATACACACAAGAACAAATAGATGAATATGTAAAATGTTCTAAAGATCCTGTGTACTTTGCCGAAAATTATGTGTATATTATAAATGTTGACCATGGTTTGATGAAGTTCAAAATGTGGAACTTTCAGAAAGAAATGATTAAAATATACCATGAAAATCGTTTCTCAATAACTAAATGTCCTCGGCAGGTTGGCAAAACAACAACATCTGTAGCTTATCTCTTATGGTTGACATTATTTACCGACACACAAAATGTAGCTATTTTAGCTAACAAGGGTTCTTTGGCCAGAGACATTCTCGGTAAATACCAGTTAGCATATGAAAACTTACCAACATTTCTACAACAAGGTGTTTTGGTATGGAATAAAGGTAATGTTGAACTTGAAAACGGATCAAAGATAATTGCAGCCTCAACATCTTCTAGTGCAATTCGTGGTGGCGCTTTCAACCTTGTATTCTTGGACGAATTTGCTTTCGTTCCAAACAATATTGCTGAAGAATTCTTTAATTCAGTTTATCCTGTGATCTCATCCGGAAAAACTTCAAAAATTATTATTGTTTCCACTCCAAATGGTATGAATTTATTCTACAAATTATGGATGGACGCAATCAATAAGAAGAATAATTACAAAACATTTGAAATCCATTGGTCAATGGTACCTGGACGTGATGAGGTTTGGAAAGAAGAAACGATTAGGAACACAAGTGAAAGACAGTTTCGACAGGAATTTGAAACAGAATTTTTAGGTTCATCCAACACCTTAATTTCTGGGTATAAATTGCAAACAATAGTATATACAGATCCTTTCATAACACACGATGGTATAAGAATTTTCGAAAAACCAATAAAAGAAGGTGAAAATGATGCAAAGTCCGATCACCTCTATTGCATTTGTGTTGACGTTTCTGAAGGAAAAAACTTGGACTGTTCTGCATTTCAAATTATTGACATATCAGAAACACCATATAAACAAGTGGCAGCCTACAATTCATCCTCTATTACACCAATTTTGTTTCCCACAGTAATATATAATGCAGCCAGAATGTACAATGACGCATACATTTTAGTTGAAATAAATAACAATCCACAGGTAGCAGATTCTTTACATGCAGATTTTGAATATGAAAATTTATGGAAAGTTTATACAGGAAATAAAAAACCACAACAATTAAGTGCTGGATTTGCCAGAGGAATTCAAATGGGACTGAAAATGTCTCCTCAGGTCAAGGCAATTGGTTGTTCCAACCTGAAAACTTTAATTGAAGGTGATAAATTATTCATTTCCGATTTTGATACTTATTCAGAATTGACTACCTTTGAACAAAATAAAAATTCTTTTAAAGCGGCGGATGGTGCTAACGACGATTTAGTGATGTCTTTAGTTATTTTTGGTTGGGTTTCAACACAACAATACTTTAAAGAAATTGTAAATCACGATATTCGGAAACAAATTCAGTTGGAACAAATGAACCAAATGGATGAAAATATATTGCCTGCACCAATTATTGATGATGGAATGGAAACACCATTCGAAGTTATGGGTGGAGACCTTTGGGAAGTTGCAAACGGAGGAGAAATATATTCAAATTTCATTAAAGAAAGATTAAATAATATATAAATTTGGTCTTTCATAAATATTCAGTATGGTATTCTATTGCCAACAGAACACATAATAAATCAAGGAGAATAAAATGGCATTTCAAATCTCTCCAGGCGTAAATGTTTCGGAAGTCGATCAAACCACAATCGTTCCTTCCGTTCTTACTACCGCTGGTGCATTTGCTGGTATTTTTGGTTGGGGCCCAGCGAATAAAATAAAATTAATTGATAATGAATTAACTCTTGTTAAAACTTTTGGAAAACCAACAAGGTTATTCGGACAAGATTTAATATCACCTTTTTTTACTGCCTCAAATTTTTTATCATATGGAAACAATCTAAGTGTTGTTAGAGCAATATCAACAGATGCACTTAACGCAACATCAACAGGAACACAAATTCTCATATCAAATGAAGATGAATTTTATAAAAATCACCTTTTAACTAACAATGGAAATGTTTATGGTCCCTTCACATCTCGTTATGCAGGATCATTAGGCAATGGATTAAAAGTTTCTGTGTGTGACAATTCTGATGATTTTGCCAATTGGACATACAAGGGATATTTTTTAAGTGCTCCAGGAACATCAGATCAAGCTTTAATGGCTGGAGGATTAAATGATGAAATGCATATTATTGTTATAGACACGAATGGAAATTTTGGACCAAAAAATGGAGTTTTAGAAACTTTTGCTTTTGTATCAAAAGCTTTTGATTCCAAATTAAATGGAAAATCAAATTTTTACAAACAAAACATTTTCAATAATTCACAATACATATACGCAATCGATGCTCCAGATTATGAAAATGTAATTTCCGGTGATACTTTGCCATCAAGCACAACCTTTGATACATTATCAAGTATAAAAAATTATACGCTTTCCGGAGGTTCTGAAGGAACATTCACTGATGCTGATCTAGAAATTGCTTATGATTTGTTTATGAATAAAGAAAATGTTGACATTTCATTAATTTTAACAGGATCTGCATCAGAAGCGGTACAAAATTATGTGATTACAAATATAGCCGAAACAAGAAAAGATTGTTTAGCTTTTATTTCTCCATCTTTAGATCCAAATGGATTATCAAATAATACATTAACTGACATTGAATCGTGGTTGGATAGTTTGTCATTGACATCTTCTTTTGCTGTCGCAGATTCTGGTTGGAAATATCAATATGACAAATATAATAATATGTATCAATGGATTCCATTGAACGGTGATATTGCTGGATTATGTGTTTCCACAGACACAACAAGAGATCCTTGGTTTTCTCCAGCCGGTTTAAATAGAGGTCAAATAAAAAATTGCATCAAATTGTTGTGGAATCCAAACAAAACACAAAGAGATGTGTTATATGGATTAGGTGTTAATCCTGTAGTTTCTTTCCCTGGTCAAGGAACAGTTCTATTTGGCGACAAAACAATGTTAAACAAACCAAATGCATTTGATAGAATCAATGTTCGCCGTCTGTTTATTGTTTTGGAGAAAGCAATTGCTAAAGCATCACAATCTTCATTGTTTGAAATGAATGATGAATTTACAAGAGCACAATTTGTCTCATTGATAACTCCATTCTTGCGTGACATACAAGGTCGCCGTGGTATTACCGATTTTAAAGTAATCTGCGATACAACAAACAATACACCACAAGTTATTGATTCTAATCAATTCGTTGGTGACATTTACATTAAGCCTTCTCGTTCAATCAACTTTATTCAATTGAATTTTGTTGCTGTTGGCACTGGTGTTGATTTTACCACAATTGTTGGTGCAGTCTAATAAATAAACCAATAATAGGAGAATACAATGGCATTCAATGTAGCAGAATTCAGAAGTCAAATGACTGGGGACGGAGCCCGTCCCAATCTATTCTCTGTTTCTTTAACATTCCCATCTTTCATTAATGGTGGTGTTGATGCAAGCAGAAAAGCAACCTTTATGGCAAAAGCCGCACAATTACCAGGTTCAACTGTTGGTCAAGTATCTTTAAGTTATTTTGGCCGTGAGTTGAAATTTGTTGGTAACAGAAGCTTTCCGGATTGGACAGTTACTATCATCAACGATGAAAATTTTGTTGTTCGTAATACGATGGAAAGATGGTTGAATAGTTTAAACAGCCATTCAGGAAATGTTAGAGATATCAATGCCGCTCAACCATCAAATTATTCGGTTGATGCTGAGGTAACTCAATATGGTAAAACAGGTAATGAATTGAAAAAATACAAATTTGTTGGAATGTTTCCATTAGATTTGGCTCCAATTGCACTTGATTGGGGTTCAAATGACACAATTGAAGAATTTGATATTACCTTTGCTTATCAGTATTGGACTACAACAGATTCAACAACTTGATATTTTAAGGAGGGCCTAGTGCCCTCCATTATGTTTTTTTGATTTTGTAATTGGATTATATAAAATATGGCAACACCAAATAAATTTTCGCTGTTCGGTTTCACGATTTCTCGTGAAGAAAAAGAAGCACAAGATGTTTCGCAGCAATCTTTTACGCCTCCTTCACAGGAAGACGGCGCATTAACTATTACATCTGCTGCTTATTATGGCACATATGTTGACTTGGATGGTACAGCAAAAAATGAAGTTGAACTCATTTCTAGGTACCGTGAAATGGCTATGCAACCCGAAATTGAATCAGCAATAGATGATATAGTTAATGAAGCCATCTGTCAAGATGATGACGGAAAAACAATCGATTTGGTTTTAGATAATTTAAAACAACCAGAAAAAATTAAAAGTGCCATTAAAACAGAATTCCAAAACATTCTGCGTTTGATTAATTACAATAATATGGCACAAGACATCTTTCGTAGGTATTATGTTGATGGTCGTTTATATTACCATATAATTATTGATCGTGAAAATCCTCAAGAAGGAATTAAAGAATTGCGTTATGTTGATCCACGAAAAATTCGTAAAGTTCGTGAAATGAGGAAACAAAAAGATGAAAGAACTGGAGCTGAAATTGTTCAAACAGTTAATGAGTACTACATTTACAACGACAAAGTTGTTACTGGGTCTGGTTCCAATTATGGTCCTGTTGGTGTTCGCATCACGACCGATTCAATTCTCTCTATTGTTTCTGGCCTCATGGATTCTAGGCGAGCTGTAGTTCTTTCCTATTTACATAAAGCAATTAAACCATTGAATCAGTTGCGTATGATTGAAGATGCAACTGTTATATACAGAATTTCTAGAGCACCAGAACGTAGAATTTTCTATATTGATGTTGGCAACTTACCAAAATTAAAAGCCGAACAATATCTTCGTGATATTATGGTCAAGTATAAGAATAAATTAGTATACGATGCAAATACCGGTGAAGTCCGTGATGATCGTAAATTCCTTTCCATGATGGAAGATTTTTGGTTGCCTCGCCGTGAAGGTGGTAAGGGCACAGAAATTACCACACTGCCAGGTGGACAGAACCTAGGTGAGTTGGAAGATGTTAAATATTTCGAAAAGAAATTGTATAAGTCTTTAAATGTTCCAATCTCCAGATTGAATCCTGAAACATCCGGTTTTACTATTGGTCGTGTGGCTGAAGTAACAAGAGATGAATTAAAGTTTTCAAAATTTGTTGATCGGCTGAGAAATAAGTTTTCAGAATTTTTTGATCAAGCTTTGCGTGTTCAATGTGTGTTAAAAGGTATTTGCACAGAACAAGAATGGAACGAATTTAAAGAAAACATTTATTTCGATTTCATCAAAGACAACAATTTTACCGAATTAAAAGATGCCGAATTAATGAAGGAAAGACTCTCCTTGCTTGGAGCTGTTGATCCATACACGGGTCGTTATTTCTCACAAAAATGGATTCAAAGAAATGTACTGCGACTGACAGATGATGAAATTGACGATATGCAATCCGAAATTGATAAAGAAAAAGAAGAAGGGCTTGGATTGCCGACAGAAGTTACAAATCAAGTTGCACAACAACAAATGATGGGTCAGGTTGACATGGAAAATCAAATTGCAATGCAAGATGCAATGGGTCAACAAGATCAACAACAAAAATCTTCAGGTGGTTCTAGTAAACCAAAGCAAACAAAAAAACAACCTAAAGGTGATTTGAGTTTAGAAAACACAACATTCACAAAGTTAAGAAGAATATTATAAATATTTTATTAGGAGAAATTATGGACACAAGAACAATTGTAGATTTTGCTGAAAAAGATGAAGCCAAAGAAATGCGTGATGCATTTTATTCCGCTTTGCAAGACAAAGTGATGGCACATATTGAAGCAAAAAAAATGGAGGTTGCAAAAAACATGTTTAACGTGCAACCAGATCCTATGGCCACAGTTACGGACGAACCAGTTACACCACAATAACAGGAATTAAAAATGGCAAACAAATATTCATACCAAGTTTTAAAGGATGATACACAACATGCAATCATTAAATTAACCGCAGAATTTGATGGTAATGGTGGCCAAGAAAATAATGTATCTAGAATTCAAGCAAATACATTGTATGGTGCCTTGGACGCTAACAATGTACCACTTGGTTCATCGTTGAGTGCATCAAATACAGCAAAACCATACTATGGTCTGACAATACATCGTTTATGGTATGATTCTGATACGTCAACAGGAGACATACAATTATATTGGGCCAACACAGCCAGCCAAAACGCAAACAATGGTATCCCTATTGTTTTCTTACAAGGTAACGGTGAATATGACGGAAATGGAAACTGGATCACAATTAAAAATCCAACTGTAGGAGAGAATAATAACGGAGACATTGCAATCTGCACTAGAGGACAAGTTGCAAATGCCAGTTATACAATTATAATGGAACTACGTAAAGATAATGAACACTACCAACGCGGACAGTTTAATGATCCTGCAGCATTCAACTATCCACCATACAACTTGCGTCCATAAGGAACTAAAATGAAATTAATTAAAGAAGTTGTAGAAGATGTTAATTACCTGGTCGAAGAAAAAGACGGTAAAAAAACACTTTACATCGAAGGTCCATTTCTGGTCGCTGAAACTATAAACAGAAACGGAAGAAAATATCTACGTGAAACTTTATCAAAAGAAGTTTCACGATACAAAGAAGAATACATTAATAAAAATCGTGCCTTTGGTGAACTGGGACATCCAGACACACCAAGCATTAATCTTGATCGTGTTTCACATTTAAATGTTGATTTACGACAAGAAGGTGATGTTTGGATAGGCAAAGCTAAAATTCTTGACACACCCATGGGTAACATTGCAAGAAACCTTATTGAAGGTGGTGGCCAATTAGGCGTATCGTCCAGAGGTATGGGTTCTCTTAAAAGTGTAAATGGTATTAACATTGTGCAAGACGATTTTCATCTGGCCACAGCGGCAGATATTGTAGCTGATCCTTCTGCACCTGGAGCTTTTGTTCAAGGTATTATGGAAGGTAAGGAATGGATGTTAGTTGATGGTATTTGGACTGAAGTTCAATTAGAGAAGGCCAAAAAAGTTATCAAAGAGGCTTCTCGAAAAGATATTGAAAAAGTAAGTTTACAAATATTTGAAAACTTCATCAAAAAACTTTAATTATAAATATCCAATATAAAAATCAAGGAGATTCTCAACATGGGAAAATTAAATCTAGCTGATGCCGCTAAAGCAGTTCTGATGAATGAAGGCGCAAAAGAAACATTTGATGCCAACGTTTCGTCTAAGCGTGGTGGCCAAGATGGTGCTCAAAAACTTTCGGCTGCTGTTGCTTATGGCACAAAAGACGCCGGAGAAGTTGCAGGTACTGTTGACAAAAAAGACGATGCTGCTGGTGACTACACCAAAGGCGTTCCTACAGCAACACCTCCTGGTGCAAACCCACCAGTTGGATCTGAGCCAATGCACAAAATGTCTGGTCAACCTGCCGAACAAGGTTCTGCAAATTCTGTTGATCAAGCTGATGCAACTTCTTACGAAAACATCCGTGATCGTATTAAAGCCAAATTGGCAAAACAGACAATGACTTCCAATCCTGGTGCAACATTCCAATCTTATGCTGAAGAAACAGAAACAGAAGCAAAAGAAGAAGAAATTGTTGCTGAAGAAAAAGAAGGTCATGAGGATGAAGAGGAAGATAAAAAGCTCATCAAATCCATGATGAAGAAAGATAAAATGAAAGAAGAAATTAATTCTGATGTTGATGCACTTCTTTCTGGTGAAAATCTTTCCGAAGAATTCAAACAAAAAGCCACAACAATTTTTGAATCCGCTGTTGTTGCTCGCACACAATCTTTAGTTGAAGAAATCGAAAATGCCATGATTGAACAATTCGAATTGGCTGTTGAAGAAACCAAAAACGAATTGGCACAAAAATTGGACGATTACATCAGTTACATGGCCGAAGAATGGATGAAAGAAAATCAATTGGCCATCGAAAAAGGTTTACGTGCAGAAATCGTAGAAGAATTCATTGGCGGTCTGAAGAACCTGTTCATGGAACATTACATTGACATTCCAGAAGAAAAAGTTGATGTTGTTGAAGAACTCACAACAAAAGTTGAAGAACTGGAAAATGATCTGAATGAACAAATTCAATCTGCTGTTGAATTACGCAAAGAATTAAACGAACACAAAAAAATAGAGGCTATACATGCAGTATGTGAAGGCCTGACGCAGACTCAACTGGAAAAAATGAAAACACTTGCAGAAAGTGTCGAGTTTACCACGGACGAAGAATATGCAGAAAAACTGGTTACTCTGAGAACATCGTATTTCACAGAATCGGTGAAACCTGCTTCTAGTTCTGCTCTAAACGAAGAAGTTGTTGTTGAAGAAGATAAGAAACAAACCGTTTCTACTGATCCAACAATCGCCGCTATCGCTTCCGCAATCTCAAAAACTGTGGTAAAATAAATAAAACTTACCACAAATTAGAAACTAACAAGGAGAATATTTAAATGTTTCTATCCGAAGAACTACAAAACAAATGGCAACCTGTTCTGGATCATCCAGAATTAGATTCCATTAAAGATCCATACAAGAAGGCCGTTACTGCTGTTATCTTAGAAAACCAACAGCGTGAAATGACAGCTGCCGCTCAACAACTGAACGAGACAGCTCCTTCTATTTCTGCTCCAACCAACGTTACAGGTGGCGGTGTTCAAAACTTTGACCCTATCCTGATCTCTTTGGTTCGCCGTGCTCTGCCTAATCTGATTGCTTATGACGTTGCTGGCGTTCAGCCAATGACAGGCCCAACAGGTCTGATCTTTGCAATGCGTGCTAAGTACAACGAAATGGGCACAGCTGGTACAGGAGACTCTAACGAAGCTTTCTTCAACGAAGCCAACACAATTTTCTCTGGCGTCCGTTCGAGCACAAATCCATTTGGATTCTCCAACAGTGCTTTAGGCGACACAAGCACAAATCCAGTTGCCTCGTTGACAGCTAACGCTTTCACAACTGGTGTTGGTATGTCCACAGCTTCTGCTGAAGCTCTGGGTGCCACAGCTGAAACAGCCTTCAATCAGATGGCTTTCAGCATTGAGAAAGTTACTGTTACCGCTAAGAGCCGTGCTCTGAAAGCCGAATACTCTCTGGAACTGGCACAAGACCTGAAAGCAATTCATGGTCTGGATGCCGAAACAGAATTGTCTAACATTCTGTCCACAGAAATTTTGGCCGAAATCAACCGTGAAGTTATTCGTACCATTTACACAGTTGCCGTTCCTGGCGCTCAGTATGGCACAACAACACCCGGCGCTTTCGACTTAGACACAGACTCCAACGGCCGTTGGTCTGTTGAGCGTTTCAAAGGCCTGATTTTCCAAATCGAGCGTGATGCAAACGTTATCGCTAAGCAAACCCGTCGTGGTAAAGGCAATGTTCTGATCGTTTCGTCAGACGTTGCTTCTGCTATGGCTATGGCTGGTGTTCTCCAGTATACACCTGCTCTGTCTGCTGACCTGCAAGTTGATGACACAGGCAATACATTTGCTGGTATGTTACACGGCCGCATCAAGGTCTACATTGATCCATACTTTGGTGGATATGCATCCAACCAAGAATTGGTGACAATTGGTTATAAGGGTTCTTCTCCTTATGACGCTGGCTTGTTCTATTGCCCATACGTTCCATTACAAATGGTTCGTGCAGTTGACCAGTTTACATTCCAACCAAAAATTGGATTCAAAACTCGTTATGGCATGGTTGCAAACCCATTTGCAGAAGGCACAGACGTTGGAAACGGTGTTCTGAAAGCTCGTTCCAACAAATATTACAGAATTTTCCAAGTGAAAAATTTGATGTAAGTCAAAAACTATATGTAAATATAGTAAAAATCACCATTAAGAGTGATATTTCTTAAAGAGGGACTTCGGTCCCTCTTTTTTTTGCCTCCTAAATAGTTGATAAGGAGATAACATGACAGCTTTAACTAGACAACCGCAAAACAACAATCCGTTGCAAGCAACAAAGTTTTTGTTGACATTCGCTAGAATACCAACAACACAATATCTT